GTGTGCGCTTGGTGCTCGGGGGGTACGCGTCGAGCTTGAACCATGTCAGCGGCTCATCGCGGAGCTCGGCGGCGATGCGCTCCCAGTCGATCGGTGCGGATGGAGGCGCCTCGCGCTTGAGTTCGTAGGTCATGGGTCAAAGGTAGTTCAGGTAGTGCAAGTAGTCAAGGGCTGCAACCCCTCCCTGTACTCACTTCATGTCACATGCGCACGCACCAATGTTTACGGAAGGTCCTTGCACCCCCTTGCAGTGACCCCTAGCGAGCGCTCCGCGGCAGATTAGTGGTCGCCCTCGTCGCTTATCTCGACCGATCCGTCGATTTAGTGCAACGCTTGTGGTCGGCCAATGGGTCGCGTATGATGGAGGGATGACCGATTCAGCCATGACCGAAGAGCCCGAGGGCTACGACGATCACCTCGACGCGATCGAGGCACGACTCGAGGGGTGGGCCGGCGCATGAGTCGCACCTACCTCGGCACGACGCTCGGCGCACCGACGCCCACGCATACGATGACCGAGAGCGCCGAGGCCGCGCGCCAGGCGATGCGCGAGCAGCGCGTCGAGCGCATCGTCGGCAAGCTCGTCGCCAAGCATGAGAAGCCGAGCGTGCCCTCGGGCGGGTGGCCGGTGCCCAAGTCGGCGCAGCAGCTTCGGCTCATGGCCGAGGCGCTCGACTACGAGGTGAAGATCCTCCACGGCTTCTACACGATGAACGCCGGCAAGAGCAACGAGACGAAGGCGCCCGCCGTCCAGGTCCAGGGCCTCGACGTGCGTCGCGGGTATGGCTTCCGCGCCGTCTGGGTGCGAGGGCGCGCCGCCACCGATGGGTGCGTATGGTACGAACGGGGCGTGACTCCGCGCACCGGCCAGCCAATGGGCGTCACCGCCCTACTCGAAAGGATCGGACGATGATGATCTTCCATCACCTACGACGACTGATCTACCGGCTGGGCTTCCGGCCCCGTCCGAGCTCGGTGTGGTATTCGCCAACCCTCGCGTGGGCGCGCGTGGCCGACGAGATGCGGAAGGGCATGGAGCAAGCGCTCCGCGAGGAGACGATCGAGCGAGGAGACGGACGATGAGCGCACGCACGTACAACCGCTTCGAGAGGTGGGTCATCGATCTGCTCTGGCGCATGACCAAGAAGCGGCGGGCCCGGCGATGATCTTCCGCGACTCGGCCAGCGTGCCGCACGACGAGACGCCGATCGAGCAGACGATCGCCGCACTGAAGGCCGCGGATGCCAGGGCGCGCGAGTCGCTCCCCGAGTCGCCGCCCGGCTACCACTGGCGCGCAACGCTCGAGTTCGAGGGCATCGACCACGACTTCGCCACGCGCGGCGCCGACGCGCCCGCCTTCGCCCGCCTCACGTACCGCCTTCAGTCCGATCGCCGAGGGTAGGATGCGGCCATGAGCAAGAAGCATCGGGGCCCGAAGCCCGAGGCGGATGCCGCACCGGCCGCCGACCTCATCGAGGCGCGCGTCGCCGTCGAGCGGGAATGGTGCTACGCCGGCTGGCTCACGCACAAGACGCCGCGGCAACTCGCCGCCGAGAGCATGCGGCCCGCCGAGCGCGGCGGCCTCGGCTACTACCTCGGCGTGCCGGCGGTGCGCGGCCTCATCGAGCAGGCCCGCGCCGACCACGGGGCGCTCGTGAACCGCGAGGCACAGGTCGAGCGCGAGCTCCACGACCTCGACCTCGTGCAGCAACTCGCGATGGCGAGCATGCGCCGCGCTGCCGAGGTCGAGGCGCTCGACATCCACGCGATGAAGGCGTTCACCGAGGCGGGCGCACAACGTCGCAAGCTGCTCGGCCTCGACGAGGCGACGAAGGTCGAGGCCACGGTAACGACCCGCGACGCGGTCACCGAAGAGCTTAACGCGATGCTCGCCCGCGCCGGCCGCGATCCGATCGAGGCGCGCGGTGAGTAGGCGCCGGGCGCACGCGTCGCTCTGCCCGACGCCCTCGAAGGGCCGGTACGGCTCCGAGGCCGAGGCATGCGAGCACGGCCAGGCAACCGAGCAGACGATGCAGCACGCCGGCCTGAAGCCGCGCCCCTTCTACGTCTACCGCTGCGCATGCGGCGCGTACCACCTCACGAGCCACTACCGCGGCCAGAACGGCGCGCGCAATACGAGAGCGAGAATCGAATGACCCAGGAGACATGCCGCAACGTCGGCGAGCTCACCGTCGGCGGCAAGACCGTCGGCCTGATCCGGTGCGACTTGCCGGCCGGGCATGACGAGCCGCACCCCCTCGTGCTCGACGTGCTCGGCAACGAGGTCGAGCCGCACCGCGCCGTGCTCGAATGGTCGGTCGAGGGCGAGGGCGTCAACCTCATCGACTGGCCCGAGGCGAACGACCCGGCCGAGCGCTTCGACGTCGAGGTGCCGATCGCGCCGGTCGGCGTCTGCCCCGTCGAGAGTTGCTTGCTCGATGCGGGGCACGTCGGGGGTTGCGTGCTCGAGATGCGCGATGACGCCGGGCGATAAGGCGCTCGCGCGCTGGGGCGCCTTTCTCGACGAGGCGGTCGACCTCGTGCGCATGGGCGCCTCGAAGGATGCGCTCGCCGAGCACCGGCGCCTGCGCACCCGCAACGACCCCGCGCTCTTCGCCCTGGTCTACCTCTCCCGGCATCTCGCCGACCCCGCGACGGGGCGCGTCACCCTCTCCGATGTGCACGTCGCATGGGCGAAGAGTGCGAAGACGTGGCGCCGGCGCGCGGCGAAGCCCATGAGCGACCGGCGCGCCGAGGTCGCGCCCCGCGAGATGGGCAAGAGTACATGGTGGTTTCTCATCCTCCCGATGTGGGCCGCCGCGCACGGGCACGTCGGCTTCGCCGCGGCGTTCGCGGACACCGACACCCAGGCGCAAACGCACCTCGCGAGCTTCAAGGCCGAGCTCGATACGAACGCGCTGATCCGCGAAGACTTCCCCGACCTCTGCCACCCGAAGACCCGAGGCCGCGGCACCGTCGAGGCCGACCGCGTCAGCCTCTACCACGCGCGTTCCGGCTTCGTCTTCGCGGCGGCCGGCATGGACTCGTCGAACCTCGGCATGAAGGTCGGCGATCGTCGCCCGGACCTCATCATCCTCGACGACATCGAGCCGCACGAGGCGCGCTACTCGGCGGCGCTCGCGAAGAAGCGATTGAACACCCTGCGCGAGGCGATCCTCCCACTGAACGTCTATGCGCACGTCGTGCTCGTCGGCACGGTCACGATGCAAGGCTCGATCGTTCACCAAGTCGTGCGCTACCTCCGCGGCGAGCGCGACGAGGCCGACGACGCCTCGGGTAACGCGTGGGTCGGCGAGGATCACATCGGCGGCCGGCACACGCTCCCGATCATCACGAAGGCCGACGGTACGCGCGCGTCCATCTGGCCGAGTAAGTGGCCGCTCGACTTCCTCGAGTCCATCGAGGGCACCCGCGGCTACCTGAAGAATTACGCGAACGACCCGCTCGGCGCAGACGGCGACTATTGGACCCTCGACGACATCACGAAGGCGCGCGAGGTCGGCAAGACGATGGGCCTCGGGAGCATCCGCGGCGCCGCCCCGATCCCGGTTACGCGCATCCTCGTCGAGGTTGACCCGGCCGTGACGACGAAGAAGTCGAGCGACTACACCGCGATCGCGGTGATCGGCTGGCAGCCCCCGCCGAAGGGCACGGCCGGGCGTGGTCGATGCATCGTGCTCGAGGCGCGCCAAGTCAAGAAGACCGGCGCGGCGATCCGCCTCGACGTGCTCGACACCGTGCAACGGTGGAACGCCGGACTCGTGCGCATCGAGTCGAATCAGGGCGGCGACCTCTGGGAACAGGTGCTCTGGGGCATGCCGGTCAAGGTGCGCGCGCACCCCGCGGGCACCGCCTCGAAAGAGGTGCGCGCGGCCGAGGCGCTCGACCACTACCAGCGAGGTCGCGTCGGCCACCTCGAGGGCGCCGCACTGCGCGACGCCGAGGGCCAGATGGTCGCCTTCCCGAACGCCCCGCACGACGACCTCGTCGATGCGGTCGGCGCCGGCGTGCGCTACTTCCTCGCCCCCCGCAAGGCGCGCGCCGACGTCGGCGGATCGTCCGCGGCCTACGTGTAGGATGCGGCTATGGCTGACGCTCCCGACGACATCGACGACCTGCGCCGGCACCTCGGCGCCGCGCTCGCGCTCATGACCGAGAAGGCGCCGGGCTACCGGCTCGGGAAGGCGTACTATGAGGGCACCCGATCCGAGGTGTTCGCGACGGTCGCCCTCGAGGCGCTCCTCTCCCAGTCGGCGGCCTTCGCGCCGATCAGCCTGGCGCATATCCCGGTCGACGTGATCGCCGATAAGGTCGAGCTCGCGTCGGTCGTCACGGACGGCGCCGGCGCCGAGGCGCTCTCGGTCGTCGTCGATGGGAACGACCTCGAGTCCGAGTCCGATGACTACGTGCGCAAGGCGTGCTATTTCGGCGACTACTACGCGATCATCGACCCGACCGAAGAAGAGGACGACGACGCTGCCAAGATCACCGCCGAGGGGCTCCGCGTCACCGGCTCGTCGCCACTCTCGACGATCGTCGTCTACGACGCGAAGTACGGACGCGAAGCCCGATACGGGGTGAAGGTGTGGACGGTCGGGTCGGGCGCGCTCGCGCAGACGAAGGCGCTGCTCTTCTACAACGACGTCACCGTGCGTCTCGCCTCCTCGCTCGGCGTGAAGGATCCGAAGCCGACCGACTTCGACTACGACGTCGAGCCGGGCGAGGACGCCGACGCCGCGATCATCCTGCACCCGGGCGGCAAGATCCTCGTAAAGCACCTCGCGATCGGCGGCAAGCCCTACGGCGTGCCGCTGCACCGCAAGGCATGGGGCCCACAGGATGCCGTCACGAAGATCAGCGCGACGAACCTCACGAACGTCGATGCCCAGGGCTTCGCCTCGCGCTGGGCGCTCACGGACCCGGCCGCCGAGATCGACGACGACATCGACGACGACTTCGGCGACAACGGACCGACGACCGACCCCTCGAACACGGACGGGATTACGACCGCGACGACCGGCAAGAGCCGCGTGCGCTCGACGCCTGGCGCGATCACGATCCTCCGCGGCGTCAAGGCGGTCGGCCAATTCACCGCAACTGGCTCCGATGACTTCCTCAAAAACCTCGACTGGTATGTCCGGGTCATGGCCGTCGCGACCGGCATCCCGCTCTTCGAGTTCGACCTCACCGGCGAGCAGCCCTCGGGCGAGTCCCGCCGGCGCGCCGAGGGCCGGGCGAACAAGAAGGCCGCGAAGGTCAAGCGTGAGGCCGGCGCCTTCTTCGAGGCGATCGGCGACACCGTGCTCGCGCTGCTCGGCTCGGCGGGCACCGTTGCTGCAACGTTCAACCCGAGCGAGACGAGCACGGATAAGGATGGGCTCGAGCTCGTCTCGCTGAAGATCAAGACCGGCGTGCCGGTCGCCCAGGCGCTGCTCGAGGCGGGCTACACCGAAGAGCAGGTCGCGAAGTGGTACCCCGAGGGCAGGCCCGCGATCACGCCCGAGGTGCTCGGCATCCTCGCGACGGCGCTCGCGCAACTCGGCAACGCCAAGACGCTCGGCGTGCTCACCGACGACGACCTCGTCGCGATGCTCCCCGAGATTCTCAAGGGCGCTCGCGGCGACATCGGCCCGCTTCCGCCGGCTGACGACGACCTCGTCGAATGAGCGCCGAGCTCGACCTCGCGCGCCTCGAGCGTCGGGTGGTCGCGATGGGCGGCCTCGGGAAGTGGCTCGCGACCGTCGATCAGCTCCGCAAGCTGCTCGCGATGGGCGAGCCAGACATCGCGCAGCTCGTGCTCTCGCTCTCATCCCCCGAGGTCGAGGCGCAGGCGCTCGCCGCGACCTTCGACGCCTTCGCGGCCGGCGCGGCGGATGCCGCATCGATCGTCGAGCAGCAAGACGGCATCGACGATGTGAGCCGCAAGGGCCGGCCCTCGAAGGCCGCCCAGAAGATCACCAAGGGGCTCGACCGCGGGGGCCGCTCAGCGATGAGCAAGGCCAAGAAGCTCGCGAAGACCGGCGCGGATGCCGCGACGATCCTCGCCCCGATCTTCGCCCATGCGACCCGCGTGCGCCGCTCGGTGTCCGACGCGATCACCCTCGCCGGCAACGAGGGCACCGCAACCGTCGCCGACCGCGTCGGCCAGCCGACCGTCTGGGTCGCCGAGACGACGGCATGCGTGCAGTGCCTCGCCTACTCGGGCCGCGTCGCCAAGCCTGGCGAGGAGTTCCCGGGCGGGCTCACGTTCGGCCCACCTCGGGCCGGCGCGCCGCTGAAGTACCCGCCGCTGCACCCGCACTGCCGATGCACGATCGAGCCGCTCAACGATGCGAGCTACGCCGCAGCCCTCCGCCGCGAGGCTGAGCGCTCGATCCTGCGAGGCTTCTCGCTCGAGTCCGAGTCGATGGCGACCAGGATCGACGCGGCGCGCCGGCTCGTCGAGGGCGGCGTCGATGCGCCGAAGAGCGTGATCGCGTACGCGCGCCGCGCCATCGCCGCGGGCGAGTTCCCGACCCGCGCGAGGCCGTAGTGGTACGATGCCGCGTATGGCGCACGGCAAGGGATTCGACGAGAGCAAAGTACCAGACGGCCCTGCCGCCGATTGGTTCTACTCGGGCAAGCCTGGCGAGAGCGATGAGCGCGAAGGCCTCTCCGATGAGGAGTACGACGAGACGAAGGCGCGGATGCTCAAGCACGTCGCCCCCGAAGACCTCCCTTGGGCGAAGCCGGTGAGCGAGTAATGGGCGTCGGATACCTCGGGCTCTTCGACGCCACCCGCCACACCGGGCCGAGCGAATACGCCGACCGCGGGACGCCGGTCACGACGCTCCAGGCGCATCACACCGCATTCCCGAGTGATGAGGGCTCATACGACCTCATGCTCCCGGGCGGGCGCACCGTCTCCGCGAACGGCCTTCTCCTGATGGATGCCACCCTCGTCGAGGTCGTGCCCGGCCACATGCGCGCCTATACCTCATCGTCGAGCGCCGACCGTTGGTGCATCACCGTCGAGGTGGTGAATCAGTCGGGCGGTCCCGGCTGGGACATCTCCGAGGTGCAGCGCAAGCGACTCGCGAAGCTCGCGCGCGAAATGGCCGCCGCCGGCATCCTCTCGGGCGGCGTCGCCTTCGTCCGCGCGCCGGGCGGTATCATCGGCCACAACGAGACGCCAGGATCGTATGCGACCGCATGCCCCGGCCCGAGCATGAACCTCGACCACGTCGCCGCGCTCGCGCGGCTCGGCGACATTGAGGTCCCCGCCATCGACTATGCGCTCTTGCGCCGACAGAAAGAAGACACCATGTACGTGAAGAGCGCAAACAACAACTGGGTGTACAACGTCTTCACCGACGCGAACGGCGCGCCCCGTATGCGCCTTTGTTCGGGCAACGAAGCTGCGTTCGCCACGAAGGGCGGGCTCGTCATCGTCGCCGGCGCCGACGCGGCCGGTGACAAGACTCTCGAGAATATGGCCGCCGAGATGAAGTACCAGCTTCCGGTCGTGCCACAGGTCACGCTTGCATCCTGATCGCGATTCCACCCACCCCCGAAAGGTACCCCGCATGACGCTCGACAACCGCCACAAGATCGACCGCCCCTACTGGGCCCGGCCCGGCTTCGCCCTCTTCGCCAAGCGCGCCGACGACAATGACCGCGCCACCGACGACGACCTCGACGAAGACGACGAAGACGACCTCGACGAAGAGGACGACGAAGAGGACGAGGACGCCGACAAGAGCGAGGGCGACCTTCGCGCCGAGCTGAAGGCCGTGCGCGCGTCGCTCGGCAAGGCGAACGGATCCAGCAAGCGGAACCTCCGCCGCCGCCGCGAACTCGAGGCCGAGCTCGCCAACCGCCCGCCCGCCGGCAAGAAGTCCAAGGGCGACGAGGTCGACGAGGACCTCGACGTCGAGAGCATCCGCGCCCAGGCGAAGGCCGAGGGCGAGAAGGTCGGCAACGACCGCGTCAAGCGCGCCGAACTCCGCACCGCTCTCGCGAAGGCCGGCGTTCGCGATGAGGGCGCGCTCAAGCGCCTCTCGGGCATGGTCGACCTCGACGACCTCGACCTCGACGACGACGGCAACGTCGATGGACTCGACGACGCGATCGAAGACCTCCGCGCCGACGTGCCCGCCCTCTTCGACAAGCCCCGCCGCCGCCGCACCTCCGTCGCTGGCGACAACGACCGGGACGGCGGCGCTGGCCGCAAGCCTGCCGAGAAGACCGCCTCACAGCGCCAGGCCGAGTCGCTCCTGCGCCGCGGTCACTGAGCCCCGCGACACGGGACCCGCCGAGTGCACCGACCTCGGCGGGTCCCGTCATGCTACGATCCCGCATAGAGGCTTCTCGCCTATAGCTCGGAATGAGCCCCGGTATCCGCATTGTGCATGCCGTGGTCGACTCTTTCGAGAAGGGGGCCCCCGTGGCTCGAAACACAATGGAAGCTTGGCTCCGCGACGAGCAGGGCTCCGAAGTCATCAAGCGCCTCGAGTACTACTCCGTCGCCGAATCGCGCTTCCGCGCGATCCCGATGAGCGGCGCGACCAAGACCGAACCGCGCATGGCTGACATGTCGGTCGCCGTCGTCGCCAAGGGCGCAGCCTACGGCGAGGACGTCGCGAGCAACGACGAGGTGCTCCTGACCGCGATCAAGTTCGGTTCCGCCCTCCGCATCGCGGAAGAGGACATCGACGACGAGATCGCCAACATCATCGAGGCGAAGAAGCAGAGCTGGGCCTCCAGCTTCGGCGTCTTCCTCGATAACGCGACGCTCGGCACCTCGGCCGCGGCGAACGGCGGAACGGTTCCGTTCACGTCGGTCTACCGCGCGATCACCCAGGCCGACGCCGCGGTCGGCTACACCGCGAACGCGAACTACGCGAGCGTCATCGCCACGATCACCTACGACTCGCTCAGCGACCTCGCGAGCAAGGTCGAGGGCTCGGGCTACGGCGCGCCGTCCAATGCGTTCATCGCGCACCCCGTCGTCAAGGGCGCACTCCGCAAGATCAAGGATACGACCGGCGCGCCGATCTTCACCGCCTCGCCGCGCGAGGGTGACCCCGACACACTGTTCGGGTACCCGCTGCTCTGGTCGCAGGGCGCCGTGGTCTCCGCCACGGCATCCGGCACCCAGGCCGCGACGCTCGTCGGCGCCGGCGTGAAGGGGACGGCGGGCAACCCGCTCATCTTCTTCGGCAATCTCGACTTCGCCCTCCTCGGCAAGCGCTCGGGCATCGAGTCGGTCGTCATCGACGGCCGCGACGGGCTCTCGGCGCTGACCGACGAGACGATCCTCAAGGTTCGCGCCCGTCGCGCCTTCGTCGCCGCGAACATCAAGGCATTCGCGGCGCTCGAAGTCGTCACGGCGTAACCCGTGAGCGGGGCGGCGGCCGTCACACCGCCGCCCCGCCTCCCCTCACCCGCCGCGCCGAACGAAGGGCCGATCATGGCAGAAGAGAAGACCACCCAGGGCGACGACTCCGCCGAGCTCGTCACCCCCGAAGAGCACGCGCAGACGACCGAGAGCGTCGACCCTGACCATGCCGTGAGCGACCCCGAGGTGTCGACCGACGTCGAGGTCGCCGCGCGATCGGCCGACATGGAGGAGCCTTCCACCGAGCACCGCAAGGTGTTCGTGCTCGGGCCGAATCCGGCGTCCCCCGATACCAACCCGTACACCGAGGCGGCCGGGTACGACCACGAGCCGAACAAGGCCGCGACTCGTCAGTACGCGATCGACTCGGGGCTCTGGCCGACCGGAGATGTTCGCGTCGTCGGTCGTGCCAAGAAGCACCCAGACGGCGTCTCGTGGGTGCTGACGTACGCCGTCGAGGTCATCCCCGCGCACAACGCCGCAGATGGCGCGCAGTCACCCCGCGTCGTCGCTGACGACGGTGACGCCGAGGGCGCGACGAACTACCTTCCCGCCGAGGATGTCGAGCAGCACGACGACAACCTCGACGAGGGTGCCGAGCCGGCCGAGTCATAGACCGGTCGAACGTCGGGGCGCGGCATTCTTCGGGGGGTGCCGCGCCCCTTCCACACTCCGCAACGAAGGGAACGACATGACCGCCGAGGCATGGGCAACCGCAGCCGACGTCGTGACGCTCACGGGCAAGACCGTCACCGAGGCGCAGCGGGCGCAAGCCGTCGCCGCCCTCGAGGTGCACATCGGCCTCATCGAGGCGGTCGAGCGCGTCGATGTCTCTGACCGCGACCGCTACTTCTTGAAGCTCGCGACGTGCTACCAAGCGGCGTGGCTCGCCGCGCAGCCCGACCTCTTCGAGCGCAACGACGTCGCGAACGCGAGCCAGGACGGCGAGAGCGCGACGTTCCGCGCCGACGCGCACACCCTCGCACCGCTCGCGCGCAAGGCCGTCAAGCGCCTCTCGTGGCGCGGGCCTCGCGAGCTCAACGTGCCAGGCATGGCCGCCGCGACGGTCGTGCACGACGTGACGAGCGAAGCGTTCGACGACTCGCTCCCGTGGCGGCCGGTGTGATCGCCACGACGCGCGGGGCGATCCTCCGCGGCACGAGGGTCGACGAGTTCGGCGAGACGGTCGACGACAACGGCGGCACCGTCGACTCGTGGGTCGAGGTGCGCAAGAATTGGGCGCGCAACCCTGAGGGTGTCGGTACCGGCGTCTTCTCGCTTGTCTCATTCTCCGCGGCGGCGCGCGTCGACTTCCCCGGCGACGTCGCGACGTGTACTCGCTTCACGCGCACCGGATCGGGCGCCGGACGTATCACGACAACACTCGACACCGACTTCCCCGGGGGTGGCCTCCCGCTCGTCTTCCGCATCCGTATGCGCGCGTCGGCCGATATCCCCGGCGTAACGGTCGTGGCCCGACCAAACCAGGCCGGCGCCACGAATCAGCGCGTCATGGCCGCGGGCGTCACCATCCCCGCCGGCGTCAGCGAGGTCACCGTCGCCGACCAGAGCTTCGCCGCGGCAACCGGCTCGGCGCCTGGCGTCGGCTTCGCGTTCATCGGCGACGTCGCCCAGGTCGGCCAAACGCTCGACCTCACCGCATGGCAGATCGAGCAGACGGATTCGGTCGATGACTACTTCTCGGGGAACACGCCCGACGAGGCTGACCGGCGCTTCG